CCGACCTCTTGAGTAGCAACAGCAGTAACTTTTTCAGCTTTCTTGAATGGTAGTAGTTTCTCTTCTAACATTTCAATACTAGTCACCACGCTGGCATCAACACTAGGTCCTAGTAACTTATTGCCATAATTATAAAAGTACGATTCGAATATGTCCATCTGAGCTTTATAGGCTAACAAGTTAAACTCTTGAGGGGTTACATAACCTCTCTGCTCTTTATTAGATATAGCTAAAACTCTCTGGTAAACGTTATCTATGCTTACTGCCATCTTGTTTTGAATTATAAGGGAACTGCTTGTTTAACCAAGCCTTCCTCTTGTTACATCCGCAATCTTGTATACCCATAAAGCTAGAGCCTAGTTTAACTAAACTATCTATACGAGTTGACTTTGCGAATTTCTCTATTGTATCTCCTAATCCTTTTGATTTCATTGCATTCTATTTTACTTTAATATAGTTACATAGTAAAGCGAGGAGTTAGTATAGGGTAAAAAAAATAGCCACCCGAAAGGATGGCTATTAATATTAAGTTTGCTAGTTATTATGAACCAGCTGTATACTCTACAGAAGCAATAGCTCCACCAAACCCATATGAATTTGGGATTTGTCCTCCTGCTATAACTTTAACAACTCCTTGGCTGTGGATTCCTGTATCAATAAGGTGTTCACTCAAAGCGAGTAGACATTCGTCAGCTGTGCCAGATGTAACACCCACCTGAACGTTGTGATCAGACACGTCAGTATCACTATTCGAGAACCATACTTTAAGGTTCGCAGCGTTAATAGTTTCTATTAAGTTAACGTTTTTAGCAGGAACGTAGTGTTCGTCCGTACCGGCCGCATCTACAAAATGTAATAATTTCATAATTTCTTTTTTTTATTATTAATAATTCCTGTTAAGCACCTACGTTGTACTCAATACCATCTATTGTTGGTGAAACCGTAGCCCCAGCCGCGTTAGTACCAGAGATTGGTAACGCTTGTCCTTCGACAAAACTATATATACCACCTTTATTCCCTGGAGCACATTGCTCTGCGAAATAATCTGCCATCTCATCTGCTGTGTCAGCTGGTGTACACGCTACATCGATTCTATGATCATTTGTGTTACCATCGCTATTTGAAAACCAAATCCTAATATTTTGGTCATTCGTAACTTGTATTGCAGTTACGTTATCTGCTGGAAAAGCAACCTCTTGTGCTGGGTAGATTTGAGTGAAATGTAATATTTTCATAATTTCCTTTAGTTTAAGTTTAATAATTAGATTGATTTAGCTGTTGCGATTCCAGTTACATCAGTGATTGGGGCTGCAGTAGCCGCAAACTCCGTTAACCCTGCGCATCCACCTACCGCACTACCGCTATTCATTAAGTACTCTGCCATAATAGCAGCTACCTCATCAGCTTTATCAGCAGTACATGTTAAATCAACATTTTGCACAGCGTGATCACCACTTTGTGAGAAAGTAAGAATAACAGAGGTGTTATCTGTTACTTCAATCATTTCACATTTACTAGCAGGAAAAATAAATACATCATCTTCTGCTGTATCTGTAAACTTAAACATACCTCCGGCTTTTAAATAATTTGTTGCCATAATTTTTTTTGTTTAATAATTAATATTTGTTTGTGAATTTAGGTTTAAGGGTTGAGGATTTAGGTTTATGATATTAACTAAAGAGAAAACGGTTATAATAACCGCTTCTCAATATTTGAGTATACTTCCATACCTTCATCAGTTTTAAACCACTGTGCAAGTGCGGAGTACGGGTGTTCGTCAAACGGAACTGTCATAAGTTTTCTATCGTTAGATCCCCACATAAAGTGTCTTTGATCTGATGATAACTTTATAATGTTTAGTTCAGTTGCTTTAATACCAAAGTTCCTTAGTTGAACATTATCGTCATTAACTAACTCTAAGAACAACGCTGGATTTCTTTTAGCGTATAATAGTAAATCTCTTTTAAGCTCCTTAGAACTCATCTCTGATACTTTAGAACCAAGCTCTACACGCATCACAGCTTCAGCCATATCGATGTCTAAGTTTTGCGCAGCGTTCAATGCTTCGATCTCTAACTCTAATATATCAATCTCTGAAGCGGCATTCTCTGCCTCATTAACTTCCACGAATAACACACCTGTATGTGGATGGTAATTTGATAAGAGTTTTTGTAATACTGTTTTATTTTTAGGTACTAATAAGTTACCGTTTCTAAAAATAATATGTTCCAATCTTTGATCCCCTACCATTTCATCAACAAAGCAAGTCCTTTGATTTGAAGTATATTTCAACTCCCTCTCATAACCCTTGTCTTCATCAAAGTAGTAAATACCAGAAGTCCTTATTGAATAACTAAGGGGTGTTTTATTGTTTTTCAACATATACACCCGGTCTTTAATCTCCCACTTAGGTTGTGTAGGTTTGATAGGTTCTTTAATAACCTTATTTTTACCTGGTTTCTCGTAACTTTGTGGTGGAGTCTGAGGTTCACTTAGAACTTGCTCCATTACTTCAACCACCTCTTGCTCTACTACAGTTTCTTTCACTGCAGTTTTTGTTTGCTTTTTAGCCATAATATAATATAATAAAAATTAAAAATAAAGATCGGGGCCGAAGCCCCAATCTCTTAATATACTAGTTCAATAACATAAAGTTATTAGCACCTTGTACTACTAAACATCTTTCAGATAAGTAGTGTACCTCCATTGCATCTAAGTCAGATGTAGTAGCTCCAACAGAACCAGTGGTCCAAGTTTTAAGCTTGCGATCATCAGTTTGAGACGCTCTATAACGAACGTGTAAGAATGGACGTTTTAGGTTTTTACCTAAAGATTGATCATACACAGATGAAACACCCGCTGGAACGATAACTCCACGAACATTACCCACAGTATCAATCATACCACCTCTTGTGCCTAGATCGTTTAGATACTTCCAGTCAGATTTGTAGAAGTCATAAGAACCTCTTCTGAAACCAGAGAAACCTAAATTTAAAGCCATGTCTTCATCGTTGTCAAATACTCCGTAAGAAGTACCACCTGCACCGTAAGAATTCATAGAGGCTAACATATCATCTACAGCTAAAGCTGTTGATCTAGCACAGAACAACATGTTCTCTTCAATAGCACCGTTCTTATCAAACTCAGCTAAGATAGCGTCGAACTCAGCTAAGTCAGTAGCAGCGTTAACGCCGGTAATACCAGAAGATTGATTTCCTCTATCTTCAATGGCAGCGAACAAACCTTCAGTACCATCAATTCTACCGGTTGCCCCAGTCTCCATAGCCTGAAACGTAACAGTTGCTTTAACTGACTCGATCATTGCCATTTCTAAATAATCAGTAAAACGAGCTCTAGTATCACCTTCGGCTTTTAAATACCATAGGTAACCATTTTGACCTTCTTCACCTGAAACTTCAACCCAACCAATAGCAGATGCATCAGACCCAGAGATCTCATACTTGTCTTTAATAATGATTGGTTTGTTAGTGTATGACTGGAAAGTTGGTTCGTTAGCACCATCTCTTCCAACTGCACCTTTAACATATTCAGATCCATAAACTACAACGCTTACATTACTAGTACTAGCTACACCAGCGTCAGCAATATTAGCGTCTTTGTAAGGAAGAACAGTAATAGTGTCAGCAGCAGTTTGACTAACAAATGCCTGAATAGTTGCACCAGCATCTGATATTAATACCATATCACCAGGTCTAATACCATGAGTTGAAACTGAGGTGTGACCACCAACTTCACTTCCTATAGTAACAGTATTAGTTGATACCGAACAATTCTTATAAGATAAATGTAATCTACCTTGCTCCGACCAAACTACTTGGTCTGAAGCCATACCCTCTTCAGCACCTACTTGAGATAAGAATCCTGAGATTGTTCTGTTTCCAAAAACCTCAGCCTCTTTCTCCATAAGGTCTGGTAAATATTGTTGTGCCCATCCATCAGAACTACCTGCATCAGCAAAGTCGATATAATTCGAGGCTAACGATTGTTTTCTCGGCGACGGAGTTAAACCCGACGACGTTACACTAGTAATTGCCATTTTAAATTTGTTTTAAAATTAATTATTTCTTTTTTCTAATCTTGAATTTGAAATCATCCGCACCTTCACCTAACACTTTAAACTTCAAACCACTAGTCTGCTCACTTCCGTGAGTGCCTCTAGGGTTTACGTTAATGTTCTTACCTTTAGCTACAGTATCTTTGATTGCATCTGCTTTCCCTTGCTCATAGAAATGTTGAGCCACAGCATCAGCATTCATTGCTGTAAATAAAGACTTGTGGTAACCTTTAGCATCGCTCATCTGATTGTTCTTATCCAAAAACTTTTGGATAAAATTGTTGAGGTCACTTTGGTTTGTCTTAACGTCATTCTTGTTTTTCACGTTAAACCTGTACTTCTTATCTCCGACGTTGTAGTCAAAACCTTTGAACTTGTCATTGAATAGATTATCAGTCTTACTTTGAAAAACCTGTTTGTTAGATTCTGTTAGCCTTTTAGTCTCTTCAGATTCCTTATTGTAACGATTGAAGAAATCAATAGCGCTTTGTTGTTCGCTCGTAAGCTTACTACCCGCTTTGATGTCTTCGTAATATTTAGACTTTTGCCCGTCTAAGTAGGCTTTCGCTTCAGCAACTTGCTCCTTTAAAGCGATTTTCTTTGATTTTATTATACGCTCATCATCCACATCTTCATCGAATCCGAACTTATCCTCTAATAAGAAGTTTCTTTCTGATGCTGATAGATGAGATTTAGTTTTTCTATAGTACTCATCAAGTACCTCAGAGTCATCTAACTTAGTTAGATCTCTATTTAAACTTACGTAGTCGTTTATATCTCCACCAGTATCTTCCATGAAGTCGACTAACTTCTGAATATTCTCTGGTAAAGGTTTTCCAGTGGCTTGAGCTTCAGCAACAGCTTCTTCAACTTGCTCTTCAACTTGCTCAACCTCTTCTTCAGTTACCTCTTCTAATACTGGTAACTCTGCTTCTTGTACTTCTCCTTGCGGCTGTATTTCTTCTTGTTCTTCTGTGGGCTCGGCGTTTTCATCGCGTCCCACCACTCCTGCTGTGTCAGTTTCTGTTTCTGTAGTTTCATTAGTTTCTTGGGCTTGGGGTTTACTTAAGTCTATTTTAATAACGCTGTCATCTCCAGCGCTTTCGAATTTTGATTCGTCAACTTGTTGTTCTACAACAGGTTGCTCTGTAGTCTCTTCAACTACGTTTTCTACTTCTTCTACCATAATAAAATATTATAAAATTAAAAACTATCTGGGGTTAAACCTTTCTAATCCAAGTCCTCCTCCTATTACATCATTACCTGAAGATTCAAACTTTTTAAGTGATTCACCCCTTTTTATTGCTTGTTGATTTTGCGCTTGCTTGTCTTGACGTTGATCTTTTCTATTCTCTTTCTTACTTTCTCTCTTATCTATCATCTCACTCTCAGCCATTCTTAATCTTTCGTTTATAAACATCTCATGATTCATCAACTCTTTTTTTACAGCTGCCTCTTTCTCTAAGTACTGTAATTTTAAATTATTCTTCTGCTGTTCTAGTTGCATATCAATCTGAGCTTTAGCTTGATTCTTTTGTATTTCAGACTGAGCTGCTGCTTGTTGAGCCTCTTGATTAGCTTGAGATTGAGCTTGTATATTCTGTTGCTGCATAGCTTGATCTCTCTCAAGCTTCTTTTTCCTCTTTATTTTAAGTAGTTGATTTGCTAACTTAATATTACGAACGTCCCTAAGATCTATAGCATCATCTAAGTCTATCAACTTCTGAGCTAAAGCTTGTTGGATATTATTCTCAAGTATTTGCTTCTCTTCTTCATCTGGCATCAACTCTATGAATATACCAAAGTCATACAAGTGCAACTCATTCATCTCCTCTAGAGTCGCTACGTTGTGAGCACCTATAGATTGAACGAATGCTTCTCTTGTTGGGGAATATTCTACAATATCAGATATTCTAAGCGACAAAGCTTCAGCAGTCTCTGATGTTAGCAGTAACATAGATTGCAGTATATGTCTAGTTGCTGTGTTAGAATTTGCCGCAGCTATTTTCTGTATACCTACCAGTGCGTTCTTATCTGGAGTTGAAGCATCTCTAGCTTCATTAAGTCCAGTGACATCACGGATCATCTGTAAGTAATAATTGTACGTAGTAATTAAACTCTGTATCTTATTACCACCAGCTCCGTTTTGTATTTGTTGGATAGGTACTTTTCCAGGGTTTTGATCTCCTTCTGAAGTAAAACTTCTACCAATAACAGAACCTGTTTGGAAGAACATGTTTAGAGCTTCTTGTGGAGAATAGTTTGTACCATTACCTAAATCAATCTCAGCTAAACCATCAGCGTCTAAGTAAACACCATCTGGAACCATTCT